TTTATTTTTTGTGTTCTTTTCCTTTGGTTTCTTGTAAGAATATTTACCCCCTGCAAGTATTGCGGTCCATACCTCAGTCGCCTTCTCTTTTGTATCATAGATGCATTGACCTGAACCGATGCGATACTTTCCGTTGCTGCATTTAATTACTGGCATACTTAGTTAATTAGTTCTGATATGATAATGTTATGGTCACTCATCAATAGTTCAAACTCATCAAAGACCAACTCAACTGCTTCATATTCACTTAGTCCTTTCTCCTCTACCAAGTTCATTAATCTTTTCTTGGTGTTGTAATGAAAGGTATGGATTGCGGACATCAATGCCTCAGACTTAATGCACCTTAAATGTGCAATACTTTCATCAACATCGTTTAGGTCAAAGGTTAACTGTGCTTTCATTTAATTGCGTTGAATATTTGTGTTCTTAATTTATTTACCTTAACCAAGTCAAAGTTTTCCCTGCACCACTCACCATTAGCAATACCCATCTCCTTTCTATAAATAGCATCTTTGACAAGTTTTTTAATATTTGTAAACCAATCGGATTGATTGTTTACGGGGATGATATATTTACATTCTGAATAAGGTTTCACGTTGGAACAGATTACAGGTGCATTCTTAGTTGCTGCCTCCAATACCTTGAGGTTAGATTTCATTGAGTTGAACTTGGAATCTACCAAAGGAACAAGACAAGCATCTGCTTCATTATAAAAGTTCATGTATTGGTCAACTGGTAACGCACTGCGTATGTACCCATCAACTTTAAACCCACACATATAATCGTTAATCATTCTGCCCCAAGGTTCTGCTACTTGCTTGTCCTCTGAGTAACCGCAAAGGATAAAGGTTGAGTTATTCTTTACCATTGAATCTCCTGCCACCCTCTTCATTGGGTTTTTAAGTATGGCAATATCCTTCTCGTGTGTTACTGAACCTGCGTAAACAAACCGCACCTTTTCGGATTCAGTCTTTACATCTGTGAATTGGTCCTCTCCATAAGGTAATGCGTTTGGGATGACTATCCAGTTAGGATTGAGTTCATCAATTTGAACCGCTAAATCATTGTTTGAGCAAGTTACAATATCTGCAACCTTAATATGGTCAATGACCTTCTGAGTAGGATATTTGCCATAAAGGATATGCCAAGCATCAAGATTCCAATAATCATCCACATCAACCACCAACTTGAATCCGTACTTCTCTCGTAACCTTACAACCTCATCAACTTCCATACCTGCTATATACCGATTGATAAAAAGTATGTCATAACCTTTTTCAAGTTCTTCCTCGGTTAGTACATCGGTCATCATTGCGTAATCCTTAGGTAAGTAGATTAAAGGATTAAACAACCTGTGAAATGACACCCCTGAGTTACGCTGACCGACTGTGATTATTCTCATTGCTTGGTTTTAAAAGGTCTACCTTTCTTTTTTGGTACTTGCACAGGTTCTTGTACAGGTTCAGCATCAAGCAACTTGGATGCTTGGTAGGAATCCCAATAGTTACTTAACCGCTTCATCATATCCGCTACGCAGTTAGCACACCAACTGGTAAGAATAAAACCAGGGTCAAGATACCTGCGATAAATCTGCTCATACCCTACCAAGATATGCAAAGGCAGGTTTTTCATAAACCCAATCTTTACGCATTCAAAGTTGTAGATGTTTTCTTTAATGAATTGCTCGTCTTGCTGTGTCATTTCCTATAATTTTATAATATACCATTATCAACTAACCTAACAACTATAACTCCCAAAATACCTCCCACAAACATTCCTAAAATAAATCCATTGAAATACTTTTCGTTCTTCATTTTTTATAGTATTCATTAAAATAATCTTCTGCCATTAGCAATGCATCTTCTTTCTCCATGTCGGTAGTGCCATTCCAATATGCATTTAATATCTGCTCCTTCTCCATTGCTTTTGCTTCTGCTATGTCATCCTGAGAAAGGTAACCTTGCCTATGGTGATACCTCAATGCTAACCATTCAACTGCTGTCAATGTGTGACTGTTTGTCACGATTTCAGTTCGTTGTTCCATTGTGTTTAATTTATTAATGACTAATTACTTTGATTATCATTTTTTAAAAAATATGTTATTCATTAGGTTTCTAAATAGCGGTGCAGATACCCCTGCAACAAATGCCACTAAAACGCAATTAAGGACCACTACTGGCAATAAGTACAAAGCAATGGCAACATATACACTAAGGCACATATTACAGTTAAATGGTTTAAAATTGACCTTTAACTTCTCGGGCAGTCTTGCCATATCAATAATGTAAAAAACGGAGAAAAGTGATGCGATAACAATTTTAAGGAGTAACATGGTTTTTGATTTTATATTTAAGTAATGTCTTCGTCTTCTTAATTGTCTTCATAAGGGACCTATATGGAATACCAGTGTCCCGTGAAAGACTCATTATGTTCTGCCCATTCTCAGAGTACAAGCGTAATATTTCAAGTTCATACCAATGGAGAATCTTTAAAGAATTATTCAGTTTGACAGTTATCTCATCGGTTTGGATGGTATCACTTACATCAGGTGCATCATGCTTCTCGGTCCATTCCGTAAATACCCTGCGGAACTTATTGAAGAAAGTTGACCTATCCGATTTTATCATTGATAGCATTGTGCGGACCAAGTAGAACTTTAGGAAACCCCCGTTATGCATTGACATAAACTTTGCCTCATCCATCTCACAAAGTACCATAAACATCTCCTGCCTCAAGTCATCCTGCAACTCAAATGGTTGCATCTTCTTGATGGCATTGTCTATGTCCTTGTCGGTGTATAGACTTTGGATGATATCGTTCTTTGTCAGACCCATTCTGATAGTTCAGGGATGCCTTTATTGTCAGTTGCAAGGTAACACAAAGCACCTGCATTCTTTGCCCTATTGAGAAAAACTATCTGATAATCGCTAATTTTATCCTTAATAGTTTTAACCTCACAATAGACCGACTTGCCAGTAGTCTTGCAGAATCCCGTGATATCTGCCACACCTCTCTCACCAATGAACTTCCTACCAGGTACAGATAAGTTATTATTTCGCCACACATAGTACCCTTTGCATTCCAATTTCATTAATGCGAACTTTGTTATCATTCCTGCGGTTAAATCCATTGGTTTAGGTTTTCGTATTGTTCAATAGTTTTAAATATCTGATAAACTACCTGTGGGCAAACTGCATTTCCATATGCCATTAAACTTTCGTTTTTCCATTTTGAAATGCTGATAGAGTCCAATTCTTTGGGAATCCCATCATTTTCTCCACAAATAGCGGATTCAATTGTGAACGTGTCCCATTCATTGTATTTATTACACTTGGCAAATCTGAATTGCCCTCCCAATTTTCTGTCTTCCATCTTACATGATAGTCTGATTTTGTTGGAGTAGGCAACAAACCAAACCCTATCTCTTCTGTGTGGTGCGTTGACACTTGCAGCAGGCAATAAATACGGGAATACTTCGTACCCTTCAGCCTCCAAGTCAGCCTGCACTTCGTGGAAAACCAACCCGTCTGACCAATTAACAAGTCCGTAAACGTTTTCGCCCACAATCCAACGTGGTTGAATTTCCTTAATCGCTCTGAGCATCTGCGGCCAGAGGTGTCTGTCATCTTCCTTTCCAAGTCTTTTACCTGATGCTGAGTATGGTTGACAAGGGAATCCTCCTGTGAGAATATCAATTTTGTTTGCATATTTAGTAAAGTCTGATTTAGTTATGTCTGTGAATTGTTCTGCGTTGGGGAAGTAGTGATGGAGTACTTTTTGACCAAATGGATTCCACTCACAATGAAACTTGTTTTCCCATCCCATCCATTCAGCAGCAAGGTCAAACCCACCTATACCTGAGAAAAGGCTTCCGTGTGTCATTGTCCTTGTTTTAAAATTTTATCAAAGTACTGAGATACCGCCATCCTATAACACTGATGCTCCAAGTAGTCATCATCCTTTAACTTGTTCTTGATGTCTATTTTGTCTTGTCTGCTACCTTGGAACATTCTATCATTCATTGCCTTTATTACCTTGTCATAGGTATCCTCAACCTCTACAATGATTTTGCCTCTTTTGTGTAGGATATGGAATACATCAATTCCAAAGACAATGTTATCCCATTGCTTAAACTTGGAGTAACAATCAAATGCAGTTTCTATCTTTTCATCATCAGATATGTACCTTGGTTGCCATTTGCTTTCTTGCTCAACTGGTTTAATCTCATTTAGTTTCTGCATCCCATACCTTGCGAATGCTCTGAGAAGTCTGTGCAAGTACAAGACTGAAAAGTTCTGATAGGTTTCTGCTTCTA